ACGCAGACCCAGCCGGTAATATCTACGAGTGGGCCGGTAGACATAACGGTAAGACTGCTCAGGGTGCTAGGTTTATCAAAGCTATTAGAGATCAGTCAAACGTAACAGTACGCGGTAAGCAAGGCCGTATAGCTTACAAAGCTGTAGAGGACAATAGGCCAGAGATTATTACTAAATCCAATGCAGCTATAGCAAAAGCCGAAGCTATAGTAAATCGAAAGCTGGCTAAATAATGGTTATTAAAGTCCCCATAATTGTTAGTTACAATAACAAAGGCACTAAGCAGGCCGTTAAAGGTATTGGCGGTTTAGAAAAATCTTTTAAGAAAATGGGGCTAGCCTCTAAGTTATCTTTTGCTGCAGCTACTACGGCAGTAACAGCCTTTACAAAGAAGGCAGTAACCGCAGCCCTAGAGGAATCTAAAGCGGTAGCTGTACTCAATAAAAGCCTAGATAATTTAGGATTAGCGTTTGCCTCTACTGGTGTTAACGCTTATATAGATAGTTTGCAAAGAGCTACGGGCGTATCCGAGGACTTACTAAGGCCGGCTTTTGGCAGGTTGATTAGGTCTACTAACGATTTAGGTAAAGCACAGCAATTACTAGCCCTGAGCTTAGACATAAGCGCGGCTACTGGTAAATCTGCAGACGCAGTAGCAGCTTCATTATCTAAAGCCTACTTGGGGCAAAATACGGCGTTAGGCCGGTTAGGCGTCGGCTTATCTAAAGCCGAGTTAGCTTCTAGCAGCTTTGAGGAAATACAAGCAAAATTAACTACGCTGTTTGCAGGTAGCGCAAAAGCCGCAGCCGATACCTACGCAGGTAGCGTCGCTAAGTTACAGATAGCAGCTAAAGAAGCTAGCGAAACTATCGGGTTTGCTTTAATTGACGGTATACAAAGACTAGGCGACGAGCAGGGCATAGACGACGCAGCCGACTCAATGCAGCGGTTCGCTAGCGAGATAAGTTTTGCTGTAACTGGTATTGCTGTTTTAGCAGACACTATTAGTAACAATGCTTTAGCTAAAGGTCTAAACAATTTATTAAAGTTTGGCCCTGTTGCTATGGCCATAAGTGAATTATCAAGATTAGGTAAAGCTACTGTAGCTAGTGAAACTACAGCTACTAACCGACAAAGCCCGCGAGTAGCTGAGCAGGCAGCCGCTAAGGCTGCTAAATCCCGTAAAACAGAAATAGCAGACCGTACAAAGATATTAGGTTTAACTAAAGCTCAGGCTGCTAATGAAAAACTTAGCCGTATGTTTGATATGGACGCGATACAGCTAGCAGCTGCATTACAGGGCAAACTATCTAAAGAGGACGAGGCCCGAGTAAAAGCCCTACAGGCATTAAAAACCGACGATAAGAACGACGATATTAAAGCTCTAAGCGATTTAGAAGCTGCTAAACGCCAGGCAACCTTTGACGAAATAGCCAGGCTCAAACTGATCGTAGACGAATCTAAAAAGGCTAACGAGGAGATACTCGCAGACGCTAGAGCTAGAATCTCAGCTTTAAGCAAAGCCTCATTACCAAGCGCGGCAGCTTATAGCGTAGGTGCAGCCGGTAGCACTTTTGCACCTGGTCTAGCTGAGGCTCAGTCTGCAATAGCAGCGGGAACCTTTGGGGATATGGGCGGCTTAAATTACTTAGGCTTTGATCTAGCGGCTTTAGGTGCGGCTAATATGCAAATGGAAACAGGCATAGCAGCCCAACAGGCGGCAGGCCCAACAAACCTAACCGTTAACCTGCAAGGCGGCATAAACGTAGGCTCTACTTTTGAGTTTTACCAGACAGTACAAACAGCCTTGCAAGAATTGAATAGGGCAGGTAATAGCCTTACCTCAGCTGGTAGCTAATGGCAGCCCCAACGATTAACTGCATAGTTAACTTTAGCTCTGGTGCGTCTTTTGGTCAGGCTATGATTATCGGCTCAGGTGTATTAGGCGTTAACGTACTTAGCGATAGTGCAACCGTTACAGCTGACGTATCTAATCAAGTCCAGGCTGTAAGTATCCAGCGTGGTCGTAATGCAAACGCCGACCAATTTCAGGCCGGTACTGCTTCTATACGTATTGCAGACATTAACGGCGACTTTAACCCAGAAAACCTAAGCAGCCCCTACGCGGGGCTTTTGTTGCCTTTGCGTAAGGTTACAATAACTGCAACTGATAATAATACCGGCCTAGTTTATCCGCTGTTTGCAGGCTATATAACAGGCTATAACTTTACTCAGGCCCAAGTAGTAGGCGAGGTGTCCTATACGACCCTAACAGCCTCAGACGGCTTTAGATTGCTTAATATGGGCACTGTATCCACTGTTACAGGTGCTACAGCTGGGCAGTTATCAGGGGCTAGAGTTACTAAGATTTTGGACGCGGTGGCTTGGCCTAACTCCATGCGCGATATAGACGCAGGGCAGACGACGCTACAGGTAGACCCTGGCACTACCAGGACTGCATTAAACGCCTTGCAAACCGTAGAAACCAGCGAGTACGGGGCGGTATATATTGACGCTAGCGGTAACGTAACTTTTCAAGATCGAGCGTTAACCTCTAGCTCTATTGCCGGTACTCCTACAGTTTTTGCAGATGACGGCTCAGGTATCCAGTACCAGAACGTGCGCTGGGTGCTAGACGATAGCCTGGTGTATAACAAAGCTTCAATAACGGCTACAGGGTTAGCTACTCAGACGGCTACTAACCAGGACAGCATAGACAAGTATTTTTTACACAGCTATAACAAAACTGATTTACTAATGCAGACTACAGCTGAGGCCCTTAACTATGCTAACGCCTACGTAGCCTCTAGGCAGGAAACTACGGTAAGGTGCGACAGCGTAACCCTGCTAGACCTGAATACTGTTGGCTATGACGCAGGAATAGCGGCCGCTTTAGAGCTTGATTTTTTTGACACTATTACGGTTAAGTCAACACAGCCAAATAGCGTAGGTACTAGCACCCTTGATAAAACTTTGCAGATATTCGGCGTAAGTTACAATATAACCCCTACGCGCTGGTCTACTACTTTTGTTACGTTAGAGCCGATTATAGAATCTTTTATAATTGGTAACGCTAATTACGGACAATTAGGTATAAATGTATTATCCTACTAACAGCGAAAAGAGGAAATAATGGCTACAGGTTTTCCGGCTAGTACCGGCGACGTACTCAGTGCAGCTATGTTTAACGGCCTAGTGGCCTTTACGGTTACTACTGAGTCAGGTGCTACCTATACGGTAGACAATGACGACCTATATCAGGTAATGATTCAGACCAGTAACGCAGGTACTAAGACGGTAACTATCGCACCCGATAGCACTTTAACTGCAGCTGCAGTGGGCAGCGCAATTACTTTTATTAACACTGGTGCAGGGCTTCTAACTTTTGCAGCTGGTAGCGGTGTAACTATTACCTCAGCCGGTGCCGTATCAGCCGCACCTACTTTGGCTCAACACAAGGTCGCGCAATGCGTGCGTGTTTCAAGCAACACTTGGCGCATATATGGCGGGATCGGTTAAATGATCGGCGCAATATCGGCGGCTATCGCAGATGTAAAGCCCTTAGTAGCCCCTTCTAGTATTGATGTGTTACTGGTAGCCGGCGGCGGTGCTTCTGGTTATTCAAGCGGTGCGCGAGCAAGTGCCGGCGGCGGTGCCGGCGGTTATAGATTATTAACAGGTAACGCAGTAAGCGCAGGAGTTACTTACACAATCGCGGTTGGTTTAGGTGGTGCTGGCTCAACGGCTGACTCAACTAGAGGAACTAACGGCGGTAATTCACAAGTAAGCGGTTCAGGATTTAGCACTATAACAGCAAGCGGCGGCGGTGCTTCTGGAGTTAATACTCCCGGCGGTACAGGCGCGTCATCGAGCGGAGTTACAGGCGGCTCAGGCGGCGGCGGTGTTTCAAGTGGCACGGGTGCGGCTGGTGACGCTGGCGGTTACACACCTGACGAAGGTTTCGCAGGTGGCAACGGTGCTTCGGCTAACGACACAAGCGGCGGCGGCGGCGGTGCTGGTGCGGTAGGAGTAGCGGCGGCAAGTCCAGCGGTTTCGGCTAATGGCGGTATTGGTTCTAATACGGCTTCGACTTGGGCAAGCGCGACAAGTACCGGAGTTAGTGGATATTACGCGGGCGGCGGCGGTGCAGGTGGTTACGGCGCGGGCGGTGGCACAATGGTCGGTTTCGGTGCAGGTGGAACCGGCGGCGGTGGCACAGGCGGCTCTACTCCTTCCCGTCAAGGCACCGGGGGCACGGCGTACACGGGCGGGGGAGCGGGTGGAACGGGTAGCGATGGCACTACAAGCGTGAACGGTAACAACGGCGGAAGCGGTATCGTGATTTTGAAATACAGCGATGGTTTTGCACCGGCTGTTTCTACTACTGGAAGTCCTGAAATAGTAGTAACCGGCGGTTTCCGTTATTACACTTTTAAAGGTAACGGAACGGTGGTTTTTTAATGGCTCACTTTGTTAAATTATCTGATGACAATATAGTTATAGAAGGCTATGTAGTAAATAATGAGGCATTAGACCCAGACAATGAGGAACAAAGCGGCATAGATTTTTTAACCGCTTGGTCTAACGGTTATACAAATTGGAAGCAGACAAGCTACGACGGACGGATTCGCTACAACTACGCCGGTATTGGTTACAGCTACGACCCAGTAGCAGACGCTTTTATAGCCCCTAGTCCTAATTGCCACCCTGAGTTAATCTTAAATACTGATACGTACCGCTGGGAGTGCAGTAATGCCGACCATAACCTTAAAATCTAGCAACGGCTGGCCTGCCAGTAAGGACCCTGCAGAAATTGATATTAAATCTTTTAAAGTACCTGGTACTGATCTTAAAATACGGTGTGCTGAAAAGGTGGCACCGCTTCTTATTGGCTTGGCGTCGGAGTTTCACGAAACGATAGAGCCGATAGACGAAGGCACGCTGGACGACTGGGGCTACTGTTTCCGCATGATACGCGGGACGACTGACAGCCTAAGTAATCACAGTAGCGGCACAGCTATAGACCTTAACGCGACTAAACACCCTTTAGGCAAAGAAAATACTTTTAGTCCTGAGGACGCTGCTAAGTGCATAGCACTAGCTAAGAAATACGGGTGCAAATGGGGCGGTACTTACCGTAACCGTAAGGACGATATGCACTTTGAAATAGCGTTAAACCCAAAACAAACAAAAGAGCTTATAGCTAAGCTCGGATTGGTTAAAGATGAATAGACACAGCCTGAAAGTAGCCCAACAAATCGGTGGCAGCTGGTTACGTAGCTTTGTCGCTGCAACGGTCGCCTGTTATATGTCTGGCATTACTGACCCTAGCCTTTTGCTTAAAGCAGGATTAGCAGCTGTGCTACCTGTTGCCTATCGTTACCTAAACCCTAAAGACCCTCTAGGTCGGTAGTGCGCTTATGGCTTATAGGGCTAGGCCTAAGCGTTTTACTAACGGGGTGCGGCTATGACGGCTGGACAAGATACCCCTGCCAAGAGTACAAAAACTGGAAACTCAAAGAGTGCCAGCCCCCGGCGTGTATCCCTACTGGAGTCTGCACTAAGGACCTCGTTAAACAGTCGTACAATGGATAGACCGGCACGCAGGTTAACCCCTGAGGATATTCACGCCAGGTTAATTTTAATTATTGGCGGCTCACTAGCTGCCTGCTTTGTGCTGGTTACCCTGGGTATTACTTATGCGCTGATCTTTGTAACTCAGCCTTTAAATGCTCAGGCCCCTAATGACGCTGCTTTTATAGACCTGCTTAAAACCCTGGCTATTTTTCTTACTGGCTCACTAGGTGGAGTGCTAGCAGGCAACGGCCTTAAGTCTAAACCGAAGCCCGACACGCCGCCTAAGTCCTAATTCTGGGCAGGTGTGCGTATAATTAAAAATCCGGACTAGAAAGGACTAGAAAAAATGGCAGGTAATTTAGCGTTTATCTATATGTTGGTTATTTACGGTGTTATTACTTTTGGCGTAGCTGTACTGGCTTGGTCAAGAGGATATAACACAGCAAAAAAAGAGCTACAAAGTATGCGTAGACACCCAGGCTATTTAAGAGCTGTTAAATGATGACTTTGGACGAACAGCGCGAGTTATT